TCTCCTGGGAGAGCAAGGCATTTGCTCGGCGGCGTGACAAGCGCCGAAAGCAGAACGCGATCGCCAAGGCCTCGCGCCGGAAGAACCGTTAGATGGATCTGAACGAGGTTTTAGAGGCGCTCGAAAAGCGCCCGCCGGCACAGCGCGCGAAGGTCGAGGAGGTCGCGCTCGACCAGACGGCAGACCTTCACTGGGTACCGAACCCCGGGCCCCAGACCGACGCCTACTTCTGCGAGGCGGACGAGCTCTACTACGGGGGCGAGGCGGGCGGCGGGAAGTCCGACCTCGTGATCGGCCTTGCGCTCAATTGCCACAAGCGCGCCTCGATCTTTCGCGAGTTCAAGGACGATGCGAAGGAGTTGGGAACCAGGCTCTGCGAGATCATCGGCACGACCAAAGGCTGGAACGAGCAGCAGGGCATCTACCGAAACTCAGGGCAGCTCATCATGTTCGATGGCCTGCCGAACGAGAAGGACAAGGAACACCACAAGGGCAAGGCGCGCGACCTTCACGCCTTCGATGAGATTGGCGACTTCTCGCGGTCGCAGTACCTCTTCATCACCGGCTGGAACCGCTCGCCGGATAAGAATCAGCGCTGCCGCATCGTCTGCACGGGGAACCCTCCGACGCGCGCGAAAGGCCTCTGGGTCATTGAACACTGGGCGCCGTGGCTCGATCCCCGGCATCCGAACCCGGCCGAGAGCGGTGAGATCCGCTGGTTCTTGAGGGACCACCAGGACCGCGACACCGAGGTTGAGGGCCCGGGCCCGTATCTCGTCGACGGCAAGGAGACGTACGCCAAGAGCCGCACGTTCATTCGCGCAAAGCTCAAGGACAATCCGGACCTTGCGCAAACGGACTATGACGCAACCCTCGCGCGGCTCCCGAAGGAGCTCCGCGACGCCTACCGCGAGGGCAAGTTCGATGCGTCCCTGAAGGACCATCCGTTTCAGGTGATCCCGACCGCCTGGATCATCGAGGCGCAAAAGCGCTGGACGCCGCGGCCGCCGCAGGGCGTGCCGATGTGCGCGATGGGAGTCGACCCCGCCGAGGGCGGCAAGGATCGCTTCACGATCGCGACCCGGAACGATGGGTGGTATGCACCGTTCATTTGCATCCCGGGCGCCGATATCAAATTGGGCGGCCAGGGCGCCGGGCACGTCGTCTCTGCGCGTCGGGACAACGCCGACATCGTGCTCGACATGGGAGGAGGCTACGGCGGCTCGACCTTCACCGTGCTCCAGCAAAACGAGATCAAGGTGCAGGTCCACAAGGGCTCGCAGAAATCCTACAAGCGCACGAAGGATCGCAAGCTCGGCTTCGTGAACAAGCGCGCGGAAGTCTACTGGCTCTTTCGCGAGGCGCTCGACCCGGATCAGCTCGGCGGCTCCCCGATCATGCTGCCGCCGGACCCCGAACTCATCGCGGATCTGACCGCAGTCACCTACGAGGTCGGGCCCCGCGGCATCGAGATGCTCGAGAAGGAGAAGGTCACGAAGCTCCTCGGGCACTCCCCCGATAAAGGCGATGCGGTGGTGATGGCCTGGTCCGCCGGCGCTCGAGGACTCTCCCCGTCCGCCGGCATGGGGCAATACGGACGCGAGCAGGTGATCCCAATGCGCGGACAGCGCGGGCCTGGCGGCGGCTTCAAGGTGGACTTAGGTCCCCGGCATCGAACGAGGAAGTAAATGGCGAAGCAGAATCTCTCGATGGGCGTGACGGGGCTTGACCCCATGCGCCCGGACACCCCACTCCACGAGCTCGCGCCGGGGGCGCTCTCGAAGCTATCCCCGCTTGAGCGCGGCAAGAAATTGAAGCGCACCACGAAGCGACTACCCGACATGGCATCGCTCGTGACGCCCGCCTCGATCCTCGGGAAGTAGCCCTGCATGAAGTGTTTGATGGAACTCGACAGCCCGGACTTTGGGCTCACTTTCAAGGAAAAGCTCGCCTACCTCGGGTTCAAGTTCGCGGAAATCTCGGAAGGGCCGACCTGCCCGGTGACTCACCACTTCGTGCCGGGCCTGTACATCCGCGAGATGTTCATCCCCGCGGAGACGCTCTTCATCGGCCGTCCGCACACCTTCGGACACCGCTGCGAGCTCGTGTCGGGCAAGGTCCTCCTCATCACCGAGGAGGCGAAAACGCACTTAGAAGCGCCGGCTGAGCTTTGGAGCAAGCCGGGTTTCATGATGTGCCTATACGCGAAGACCGATGTCGTCGGCCGCACCTATCACCCGAATCCCGACGAGCGGCGCGACACTGAGGCGATGGAGTCGGAGATCTTCGGATCGATCGCCGAGCTCGTCGCCTTGGGCGAGCAGGTGCGCGCCAAAATTCACGCAATCGAGGGCAAAAGCTCATGACCGGCTTATACACCGCAGCAGGCGCGCTCATCATCGGCGGGGGCATGGCGCTCACGCACAAAAACCCCTGGTCCCCGAGCGATGCGAAATCGACCATCGGCATCAACTCGCCGCTTCAACCGGGCGCCCCGCCGGTGATGCCCGACCAGTCGAGCGTCTTGAAGGCTGAAAACCTTCAGGAGGCAAAGGATGCATCGCTCCAATACGGGCGCGCGGCCACCGTCTTGACCGGGACGGGCGCCTCCTCGAACACCGGCGATAAGCTGGGGCCCTGACATGGCCGAGCCCGTCGACACGCTTCAGCGCCGCGCCGAGTACTTGAAGGGCAAGCGCTCCGCGCTCCTGCCCTTCTGGCAAGAGATGGCCGAGCAATTCAACCCCTTTCGAGCGCAGTTCACTCGGCAGTTCTATCTGTCCGAGCAGTTCATGGACATCCAGTTGACGAGCTATCCCCTGATCGTCGCGCGGGAGCTTAAGAACACGTTCTCCGCGATGCTCCGGCCGCGCGATCAGGACTGGTTCGCGATGACCATCGACCGCCCGGAGCGCCTGGACCGACGCGGCCGCGCGTGGCTTGAGTACGCGACCGGCGTGCAGCGGCGCGTGATGTACGACCGGGCATCGATGTTTCCTCGGGCGACCAAGGAAGCGGACGGCGATTTCGCGTCCTTCGGCAATGCCGTGATCACCCGGGAAACCGACAAGACGGGGCGCATCGTCCCCTACCCGCGGCAGCTCTATCGCTCGTGGCACCTCAAGGACACCGTCTGGGCGGAAGGCTACGACGGCTCGGTGCGCGAGGTATTTCGCTGGTGGTGCCCCACCGGCGCCGAGGTGCGCTCACGCTTCCCGAAGACCTACGACAAGAAGATCGACCAGTGGGCGAAAGATGACCCCTACCGCGAGGTGCGCTGCATGCACGTCGTGATCCCGGGCGAGGACTACGACCGCATCAAACCGGCGGACGGCGGCAGGATGCCGAAGATGCGCACGCCCTACGTTGAGATCTACTTGGACCTCGAAAACGGTACCGTGCTCGAGGAGCGCGCAAGCTTTGAGCGCATCTACACCATCCCGCGCTGGGAGACGGTCTCCGGGTCGCAGTGGGCTTACTCGCCGGCCGCGGTCGCGGGCCTTCCCGATGCGAGGCTCCTGCAGGCGATGACGCTCACCTTGATGGAGGCGGGCGAGAACACCGTGCGACCGCCCTTGATCGCAACGCAGGAGGCGATCCGCTCCGATGTCGCGCTCTACGCGGGCGGCATCACCTGGGTGGATGCCGAATACGATGAGCGCCTGGGCGAGGCGCTTCGGCCGCTGCAGATGACGACGGGGGGCCTGCCGATCGGCATCGAGATGCTGAAGGATGCGCGCGAGAAGCTCTCGGAAGCCTTCTACCTCAACAAGCTGACGCTCCCCGCGCCCGACCGCGAGATGACGGCGTATGAGACCGGGCAGCGCATCCAGGAGTGGATCCGCTCGGCGCTCCCGCTCTTCGAGCCCGTCGAGACCGAATACAACGCGGCGATCTGCGAGGACACCTTCGATGCACTTTTTAGAGAAAACGCGTTTGGACCTTATGCGGACATCCCGCAATCGATCCGCGGCCAGGACATCAAGTTCACCTTCGAGTCCCCCCTGCACCAAGCCACCGAGCGAAAGAAAGGCGCGCTACTCCTGCAGGCAGCTCAGCTCATCGGGCAGGCGGTGCAGCTCGACCCGAACGTAGCCGCGGAGCTCGATGTGTCCTCGGCGCTTCGCGATGCGCTCACGGGCGTGGGCGTCCCGGCCACGTGGCTGCGCGATCCTGAGCAGGTGGCCGCGATCGTGCAGGCGAAGCAGCAGGCGCAGGACCAGGCCCTTCGCACCCAGCAGATCCAAAACGCCGGGAACGCCGCAGAGTCCTTGGGTAACGCGGTCAAGAGCTTCCAGGGCGGCCAGGGCGTCGCGGCCGCCGCATGAGCGTTCACGAGATCAAGCGCGAATCGCTGCTCGATATCGGTGCGGGGCTGCGCAAGCTCGCGGATTGGGCAGATCAAAACCCGGAGGCGGTGCGCACCGTCATCGTGGTGAGCGCCGCTTCGGACCGCGTCGTGAGCTGTCACGGCTACGGCGAACGCTGCAGCGCCGTCGAGGCCTTGGGATGGCTCGCGCTCGCTCAACAGCGGGTATTGGGCAGCCGAGAAGCACCGGCGACCGATTTGGGGCCCGCCGCATGAGCGAGCAGAAAGTCGCGAAGCGCGGCAAGGTTCCGAACGTCCCGCGGCCGGAGGCATGGAAGCCTCCCGAGTGGACACCCGAGGACGCGCACGCCGTGCAGGCGGTCGCACAAGGGCGCGCGAGTGAGGATCAGCAGCGCCGCGCGATCCGCTTCATCGTGGATTCGATCTGCGGCACCTACGACATGCCGTACCGACCGGGCGGTGCCGAGGGCGCTCGAGACACCGATTTTGCCTTGGGCCGCATGTTCGCCGGCCAGCAGATTGTGAAGTTCATCAACTTAAATATCGCGGCCGTCAGGGGCAAGAACACCGAGCAAGGCGCCGCACCGAAGGAGCAAGCAGCATGAAGGTTCGATTCTTCCCAGTGGAGTCTCCCGACGGCGATGCCGCGGGCGGCGGTGCAGCAGCGGCGGGCGCAGGCGCGGCAGCGGCGGGAGCAGCAGCAGGAGGGGCGGCAGGTGGAACAGCAGCAGCAGGGGGCGCCGCAGCCGGCGCAGGAGCAGGGGCAAGCGGCGGGGCAGCCGGTGGGGCTGGATCTCAGTCCGGAGGAGCACAAGGCAATCCGGCGGCTCAAGCCGGCGCAGGCGCAGGCGCTGGGGCGGGCGCTGCAGGCGGTGCTCAAGGAGGCGCAGCTGGCGCAGCGGCCGGTGCCGGAGGCGGGGCTGAGGGCGGCGCTGCGGCGGGTGCTCAAGCTGCCCCCGCTTGGGACGCCGACCACTGGCGAACCACCTGGGCCGGAGACGACCCCAAGAAAAAGGCTTTCGCCGAGCGACGCACCGACTTAAAGGCAGCGCTCGATTCCGCCTACGAAGCGCAGCAGAAGATCGAGCAACTCTCGGCCGCGGCCAAGAAGGTGCTGCCTGAGAACGCGACGGCGGAGCAGGTCGCGCAGTACCGGAAAGACAACGGCATCCCGGAAAAGCCCGAGGCCTACTTGGATGCGCTCACCCCGGAGGTCAAATCCGCGCTCGATGACACGGCGAAGGAAATCCTGAACCCCTACCTCGCGAAGCTCCAGGAACTGAACGTCCCGCCGACCGTCGCCGCGCAGCTGATCTCGCTCCGTCAGGCCGAGGTGGACCGCTGGGCCGAGCAGCGCATTGTGAAGGACACCGAGATGCGCCAGGCGACCGAAGATGCGCTCCGGGGCGACTGGGGCAACAACTACCGCGCCGAGATCAACAACATCAACGGCATGTTAAGCGGCGCCCCGCAGGAGGTGCGCGACATGCTGTTCAGCGCGCGGCTGCCGGATGGCACGGCGCTTCTCGCAGGCGCAGACACCTTGCGCTGGCTCGCGCAGCTTGCGCGCACCGTGAACCCGTACTCCGTGCCGGTGGGCGGGGACGGCGGCTCGCTCGACCAGAAGGGCGTCGACCAGCGGATCGCCGAGCTCGATGTCTGGATGGGCGCGCCGAAGGGCAGCGAGAACTACAAGCGCTACTACGACAACCCGACTGTGCAGAAGGAGTACCGCGACTTGATCGATGCGCGCGAGAACATGAAGCGGCGCACGGCCGCTTGACCCACTTTTTTCCACACCGAACCATAGGGGAACGACATGACTGAAGACACCACCGGACCGACCCTCGCCGAGATCAAGGCCGAGGCTGATGCGACCGCAGCCGAGCTCGCGAAGCACGAGGCGGCCGATGCGGCGACGCCGAAACCCTCCCTGGGGCGCATCGTGCTCGTGCGCCACGGCAAGACCGTCTCGCCGGGCATCGTGACGGGGCTCCACGAGGATGGCGCCCTCGAGATCGAAATCTTTCGCGCAAGCCACGTGAACCACGCGGTTTCCTATGCGAAGGAGGTCGGGCCCGACGTCGAAAGCGGCGACGGCTGGTACTGGCCGCCGAGGAGTTGAACCATGGCAAGCGGTCACTGGATGGCTCACGCGTTCGCCAACTCAAGGGGCCAACTTCACAAAGAGCTTGGTGTCCCGCAGGGGAAAACGATCCCGAGGTCGAAACTTAAGGAGGCGGTTAAGAAAGGCGGCAAAGAGGCCAAGCGCGCGCAGCTCGTGTTGAACGCGCATCCGCTCGACTGATCCGCGACGACGGTCACACGCGCCGGCTTGACGGTCGGCGCGTGTTGTAGGAGGATTCTCACGTCGATGGGACACCCCGTTATTACGGCCCCGTCGTACAAGAGTTGCCGATGCTGATGGCACCTCGACGCTCGATGCGGCCCCCGCAAGGGACACCCC